TTTTAAATGATTTCTACTTGGATGGTGTACGCGCTGCCGTCCTGTTTGCGTCCCACGCATCCGACGCGGTACTTGCAGTCGGCTGGGATATTGTCAACCAGTTCGGCAAGGGCCTCACGGGTGGGCGCTTCCAGAACGGCCTTGCCATTCTTCAGCAACTCGTCATAGACGCTGGGCTGCTGTGTTTCATTCTTCTTGCTCATCGTCATTTGTATTGATTACGTCACATTGATAATTGAGCTCTTGCCAATAGCACGGCTTCTGGTCGTTGTAGATGATCTGACTGGCCGTGAAGTTATAGTCCTGGATAGCCGTCTGCGTGGTGCGCAGATAACTGAGAATGGTGTCGCGCACCGTCTGCGTCAGCTCATGCAGCTCGTTGATATTACGACCTACCACCTGCACGGCAATCTGCACAGTATCGTATTCACTTTCGTAGCGGTCGTCCTTCGTGCCCTGGTCGTTCTGCAGGCCGTCGAAGACCACGATGAGATAAGGCGCCGGCACGTTGTCAGCATCCTCGTCAGGCAGTGGGATTGCCGTGCCATACAGACGGGCAGGCTGTCCTGGGTCCGCCTCCGAGGTAGGTGCGACATATCCGATGCGCTCCATCAGTTCCGTGTTCGACTGCAGGGCCGAGATGAATATGCTATCTGTTGCGAGACTCATGTATCAGTGTGACTTGATGTTGTGTTACTTTTGTGAATTGTCTCTACCTCCAGGGGAGACGTGGGCGGTACTGGCTATTGCCGTTTGCATTGCCGCCCGCCCACGTCAGGAACTACCCCAGAAGTTGAGCGTTGAGAGATGTTATGACTTTGCGTAGAGCACGAATGCGTCGGCACCGTCCTTCAGCACAGTCATTGAGAAGTCTGCATTGATGGTTACGATAACCTCGTCTGTGTCGGCTGCAACAGCACTTCCGCCATCAATCGAGAGACGAATGTTTCCGTGCTGCATGGTTGGCATGTAGGCGAAGTTACCAAGACCGATGTTATGGCCTGAGAGAGCGCCCTTCTGAGTGCTGCGGTTGATGGCGTTGTCCACGAATACAGGAATACCCAGCAGCTTGCCATCGTTGCCGATAAGCATGATGCCTGAGCCCTGATCCATAGGAGTAACCTTCATTGCCCAGTAGTCCTCAGCGCCCATCACGAACAGACAGTTGTTGAGCTTCAGGTTGCGCTTGGCAATCTTGGCGATCATCTCTGCAGCAGTCTCCTTAGAGAATGTTCTGTAGGTGCCGGCCTGCTTACCAGGTACATAGCCCTCCTGTCCGTAGGTACCGCTCTCAGTGTCCTGTGCGAAACCACCGTACAGAGTCTCTGTTGCCTTAGTGGTAGATGCAGCAGCCCAGTTGATCTTGTCGCGGATAGCGTCGGACACATGTTTCACGATGTAACCCTGCAGGTCGAAGTTGCTGTTCTCCAGCATCTGGTTGCTGAAACGTACACGCAGAGTCAATCGGTTCTGCACGGGGCTCTGCTTATCGAGTGAGATGGTGCGCTCAGTAGTGTGTGCCAACTCGTTGGCGAACACTGCCTCCACGCCACCGGCGAATGCCCACTGAATCTTGTTGCCTACGACGCCAGTGGTCATAGGAACACCAGCAGCTGCCAGGATGTCGGCATCCTTGCGCTCGGTGTCGATCAGTTCCTTTACCTCGATGCCCTGCACGTAGCCCTCGGTGCCCTGATAGCCACCACTCTGAGGACCGTATGACATTGACTCACGATTCATGGGGATAGAGAACACGCTGCCCTTCTTAGCGGCACGCAGGAACTCGCGGAGCTCTGCGTTCTTGCTCTTGGGCTGTGCAGGAGCCTGCAACTGGGCAATCTGGAGCTCACGAATCTCGTCGTCCAGCTCGTCCTTGATGTTCTCTACTTCGCGCTTCAGCTTGAGCATCTCAGCCTTCTGCTCGTCATTCAGTTCACGTACCTGTGCCAATTCGCCCAGGCGATCGCGCTTCTCACGGAGTTGCGCTTTCAATTCGTTAATCTTCTTCATTCTGTAATTCGAATTAAAGGGTGAATACTATGTTGTTTAATTAATACTTTTGTCGATGTCGAGAAGCATGCTGTCAATCTCGCGGTGCAACTCTTCCTGCTCGCGCTGCTTCTTGGCTGCTGCCTCGCGCTGCTGCTCTTCATCCAGATTGTTGTCAGGATGCTGCTCGCGGTAGAGTTCGCGCACGCCTACCGATGTGGTAGGATATGCGGGGTTCATAGCCAGCGTCAGGGCCACTATCTTCTCAAAAGCGGTGTGGCGGATGACGTATTCGGTCTTTCCGTCAGCTGCTTTACGTTCGCTAACCTCGTAGTCTTTCGGGTAGAACTCGAAAGAGCATCCCTGATACGTTCCATTCTCTGTGAGTGCCTGGGCTCGCTTTCCGAGGTCGCAGTCTGGCACGTCTGCCTCAAAATGGAGGCCGTCTTCTCTGGACTCAACGCGCAGGGAGTTTGGTGTTCTCGCAAAACTTTCATCTCTATTGTGCAATAAGTTGATAGCCATATCCTGCTTAGCAATGAAGTCAGGAGCGATGCACGACTGAGCGATCACTTCAATCTCGCGGTAGTCGCTACCCTCCCACAGCACCGTTTCCTGCTCTGTGACGATGGCAACGCCTTCGATAACCTTACCCTTGTCCTCTCCCTCTCGGACAGAGAACTTGCCGGCGCTGTAGTGTTCGCGCTTCTCGGTGGGTGTGATTTTTGGTTTCTTATCCATATCCTTTTTCAATTACTATCTACATTACTTCGATTTACGCGTTCTGGGTTTACTCTCCTTTTTCTCAGGTTCCACGGGGATTACCTCGAAGCGGGAGGGGTTAGGCACTGTGATTTCCTGATAGGTCTGTCCGGTCTCTTTTGAGCGGAGCAAGTAGCCCTTGTCGGCTGTGAGTTTGGTATAACCCCAGCGGGCACTCTGTTTTGTTACGTGTTCCATCATCTTGATTGAATTGGGTAGTTGATCGTTGAATGCTTTCAGGATGGCCACCTTCTCGTCGGTGCGCTCATTCCAGTCAAAGAAGTAGTTCACGGCTGTTGCCAGTCGCTTTTCGGTCCACCACTGAGGCAATGGGTATCCGCGCATCATCTTCTGCACGTATTCCTCAGCAGTCTTAGTAAAGTAGTGAGCCAGGTATGCCACACTCTTTTCGTCTTTCTCGCTGATGGCAGACTGTTTCTGATGGCTGCCGTCGGGGTTTACCACACGCAGCACCGGCTGATAAGGCATGTGTGGGTCGGCAGAGTATGACAGACCACCGATGCCACCACGCACGAACGATTTCACGTGCAGCATCTCAGGCGCTTTCTGTGGTGCAGGCTTAGTGAAGCGCTTCCACATGGGACGCGGGTCGTAGTGTGTCAGTCCTGAGTCGCCAATCATCATCCAGTGCAGCACCACCACGTCGGCCTTGTCGCTGTGCTGGTTCAGCATGTCGGGTATGCTCTTGTGCTTCTTCAGCATCACCAGTTCGTCGATGTCGATAAAACCAATCCATGCAAACTCGCGCCCGTGCTGACGGTAGCAGTCGTCGTATGCCTGGCACTGTACGTTGCCGTAGCGTGCCCACGGTACGATCTCCACGATGCCATGCTGGATATAGTCCTGAAGCACATCTGCCGGGCGCTCGTCGCCAGGCTTAGAGTTGTCGTAGATGAAGAACTTCTTCACGCCCAGACTGTGGTGCCATTCTACCCACTCGTGCAGGTAGCGGTTCTCCAGACGAACGATGGCACAGATGGCCACGTCGCAGATGCCCTTCTCGTATGGGGTGTCGTCCCACAGATCGCGGTTCTGTTCCAGCCACTCGCCGGCTGTGGTACCCGCATTCTTCCACGAACCACTGCCCAGGTGGAAGATGTGCTTCTCGTCGATGTCAACCTCACGCCAGGGCATGCCCTTGGCTTTGATGTCTTCCAGCAAAGAGGCGCCCGTGTCGTACCAGTTACGTTTGTCGTCGCGGTTGGGCAGTAGTCCCCATGCACGTGTGGCGTCGAAGTAGTGGATGCCGGCATCGCGCAACATGGGCGCATTCAGCCAGCACAGCATTGGCTCCAGTCGTTGCACGTTCATAGGGTTGTTGATGTGCAGTTTACCGATTGCAGCCTGCGTCTCGTCGAAGAACTCCTCAATGCTCTGGCGCACCAGGATGTCAGAGTCGCACAGCACGAATGGCTCCTCGATGTTATAGAGCAACCAGTCCACGCTCATCATGTGCTTGCAGCTTCCAAAGTTGCAGCCCACGGCGCAGCCTATGCCGATATTCTTCTTTGGGAACTTTGCCAGCTTCATGTCGAAGTTGACGATCATCCCCTTGGTATTATCCACCACCTCCACGCCGTCCATCGCTCCGAACGGGGTCTTGTCACTATTGTCGAAGACCACGATGCGGTAATTCTCGCCCCCGTGCTTACGGATGGAGCGAATGGCAGCGCGTGTCAGCTCTGTCGTGTTGTAGTTGACTATGCAAACGGTCTTTTTCATTCTTCTGTGGGCTTGGGTTCAGTTGTGGGACGTCCACCTTGTGGGTTGGGGTTCTTCTCGATGAGAGCCTTCAGTGTCAGCAGGTTTGCACTGGCCATTGGCTCGTCGCCATTCTCTACGGTTGGCATGTCGTACTGTTTGCGCAGTTCGTTCACGGTAGCCGTGCCTGCCTCAAGTCGTAGCTTGTCGATGTCGGCCTGTCCCTTTGGATCGAGACGACGCAGTGCCTGCTCGCACACATGGATGCGACGTTTGCCGAAGTCTTCCATGCCCAGCAGTTTTGTGTTGTACTCATCCTCATGCTCGCGGATGCGGGGCTGGATGGTACGCAGAAGAAACTCCTGGGTGGCATGCTCAGGCATCTTGTACGAGCCGCCCTCGCCTATCATCGCCATAATCTTTGGCACACCCATCAGTCTGCAGATAGCCTCGTCTGAATATCCGCGCTGTTCGAGCAACTGAAGCTGCTGGGCTGTCTGGGAGATAACCTGCACCTTGTCGAGATTCTGGAGTGCCAGCACGTCGTTCGACATCAGGCGCTCCTGTATCTCGTCAGCGTAGCGGTTCACCTCCTTCTTATTGTACATACCACCTGCCAGCGTGCTCTGCTGTGATGCCGGACGGTCCTCGCTCAGAATGAGCTTCATCTTTCCACCCTTGGCCATATCCTGCAATGCTTGCTCATCACCTGTAGCTGCGATGGAGAGCGTCTTCAGGGCGTAGGAGATAGTGGGAATACCAACGTAGAAGTCGTCACTCAGGAACACATTCTTGAAGTGCAGGATGTGGTCAGCCGGCACGTTCTGGCGAAGGATAGGACCACGGTCTGAGCTGTACTGCACGCTGGTGTAGATGTTACGCATATAGTCGTAGGCCACATCCGTACAGAGCCACAGCGCCACGGGGAAGTCGCCACCGGCATAGTCGATATATACGTAGGCATTACCGTAGTAGATTTTACGGAACTCTATCTGCTCCTGAAGCTGGCTGGCCGTCATGATGGGGTTAGGGCGCTTCTGGAGCAAGAAGTTAAACTCGCCATTCTTGCCGTAGGTATTCTCCACGAAGTTGCCGCCGTCACGGTTCTTCGACTGATACTGCACCACCATCTGACCCATTGTCTGCATCAGCAGGGAAACACACCGGTTCCATGTTGGAATCAGCAGGGAACCACGACCAATAGGGCGAATCACGTTCGACTGCCAGTTGCCGCCAGTCTTACCCTGCTCCTCGCCCTTCTGAGGTTGTGTCGCCTCACGTTTGAACCAATTCTTAAACCTATTATTCATATCTTCGTTTCGTTTTATTTTCTTGCATTAATACGTCATGGGTTTACCTCCTCCTGTGTATATTCCGATGGTGCCGGTGTGGGTGCTGCCTGTTCCTTTTCGTTCACCAGCTGCATCAGGAACTGGAGGGTGTTCTGGCGGTAGTTGCCGTTGAAGGTCTCAGGCATGATCTGATAGATTTTGCCATTGTACTTGATACGACTGCGCTCGTTGATGGTGCTGGTGAAGTTCATGCGCACTATCTTC